AACACTTAAACACTTAAACACTTAAACACTTAAACACTTAAACACTTAAACACTTAAACACTTAAACACTTAAACACTTAAACACTTAAACACTTACAACTATGAAAGAGATGCAGAAAATACGGGAACGGCTGGAGGCTACTAAACCCCGGTCGGCATGGGACAAGGGCGTGAAAAAGATCGCCGAAAATCTGTTAGATAAATACGAGGAAATAGTACGGGATCGGGAGGGGTCAGACCCGGTGCCCCCGCTAACCGAAAAGACTGTACTTAACGGTGCGTGTAGCTGGGAACAATATTGCTATGGCGGTTGTGCAATGATCTGCGACAGAGAGATCGCCAAGACGCTTTGCACGCCGTCCGAGTTGAGACGTACAGATTTCGGGCGTAAGGCTCCCAACTCACGCGAAACGTGGATGGACGTGCAGGTAAGAGCGCATGTACAGGCTTGGTTATTAATTAAATGGTGTATGCGATGAAAGACACATATTATATTAATAAGCAGTTCCACACACTCGTACGTGTAACGTACAACACGACACAACGGACGTACGAGGTAATGGACACTCTGGACAACCAAATCGAGCATCTTTCGCTCGTAGAGTTCACAGAGAGACGCAAACAAAGGTATGAGCCATTGCGACGGGCAAAGATCATAAGACTGTCATCGGGAGAGTACGCAACCGCGGTGCGGAGTAAATCAAGTCAATGCGTACTCTTCAAGACATACAGCACGTACGACCACGCATACACCGATGCAATACGCAATTGTCTGCCGCTCGTTACGTACGTAAGAGGTGCCGACGGCACCGCGATAGGCTTCAATACAGCCCGTACGATATTAGTCGTAAGCAAGTACTACAAAAAGGGGTATTACCTCCGTCGTGCCTTCGACCTGGAGTACAACCGATAAACACCTATATAAATAAGGTACGGCGGGTCACGGCAAACCGTCACGCGTGGAGTAACACCACGGCCCGCCACAACAACGTGAAACACGTTGCATATTAACCAATTAAAACACATTTAAAGGTATGAAAAAAGAGAACGAAATGGAGATGATGACGCAAAACGATCCGATCCCCGCAGAACACGCTGAAAATAAGGCCGCCGCAGACGCAACGCCCGAAGTGCAGAAAGCCACCGCGATCCTTCGCGCAAAATTGCCCGCGCTGGGCGCCGCCGCTCTCAACTTCGAGAAGCGAACCGGGAATTTCTTCCGCGCTACGCTCGTCACGCAGGAAGACGGGACGGAGAAACTCGTGCGCAGTGTGGTAGAGGACAGCGAAATCCCCGCCGACTGTGCCGCCGAGATCGCCGCCAAACGTGCCGCCGTATTCGTGCAGGCCGAGGAGAAGAACCGCGAGAAGATCGCCGCCGAGATCGCCCGCCTTGAGGCCGAGCTACAGAGCAAAAAAGAGGAGGCCGAGCAGTTCGACGCTGACGTCGAAGCCGCAAAGGAGGTTGTGATGTCGTTCGAGTTGCCGAAGAGCGCGGGACGCGCGAGCGTATCGGCACGGCTGGCCGAGGTCGAGAGCAAAGCCGCCAAGATGCAAAGCGAGGCCGAGCGGCTGCGTCAGATGCTGATCGCCGCGGGTATCGACCCGGACGCACAGTAGAGAGGCAAACAGGTACGTATCAAAATCATTCGCTTTCGCAGGCAAGTTGCGTACCAGCTATACCCCCGGCTTGGAGGTGCCGGGCCGGGGGTTCTTTTAAACATTTAAACATATGAAACTGCATTTAACTAATTTCGGTCGATTCGACAAATTTACAATCGACTTTGAGAGTAGGACGTGGCCCAATGGGGCGGGTAAAACAACGCTTGTCAATGCGTATCTATTCGCATTGACGGGGCGATGTCTAACGGGGTTCCAGCCCCGACGAGTAGACGCCCCGGACGACGAGACGACCGGGGTAACAGTCGAGGGGTGGCCCGCCCCCACCATAGAGGTACGCCGCACGTTGTCGCCCAAAGGTTCGACTTGCTTGTATCTTAACGGCGACATGGCTACGCAAACCGAGTTCGTCGATATTCTCGCCCAGCGATTCGGCATACCTATTGACTTGGTAATTGCGTGCGCCGACGCAAATCTTTTGACCGATCCGGCGCTTACCGCCGAGCAGTTACGCCGCCTGTTAGTGCGTGCGTCCCTCGTCGAGAACGACGAGGCGACAAGCCTCCGACGCGAGCGTGATGCCCTGCGCAAAGCACGCAAAACAGCCGAGCAATATGCGTTGACCACCGTGGCCGTCCCCCAGCGTACTGTCGAGCCGCTGACAACGGCCGAGACGGACTACATGGCGCGAGCATCGGCCCACATTGCGACGCTCAACCGGATCGGAGGGACGTTGCCGACAGTCTGCCCGACGTGCGGCAAGCAGTACACGGCCGCCGAGATCGACGCCGTGCGCCGCGAGCGGGACGCCGCTCACGAAGCATATCAAGGTATGCGGGCGGAGGTGGAGCGGATCACCGAGCGGCTCAAAGCCTACAGTGCCGAGACTGCCGCAATCGAGGAGGCCGAAGCGATCATATCGCGGGCGTCCGGTGCACGCCGTCGCGTGCAGGAGATCGACACACAGATCGCCGCCCTCGAAGAGCAAATCCGGGCCGCTGATGCGGCGGCAGTCCGTCCCTCCCTACCGGACGACGTGCAGATCATTACCGAGACGACGGCCAAAACGACCGGACGGACCTCGTCCACCTGCACACTCACCTATAAAGGTGTGCCCCTTAAAAGCGTCAACCGAGCCAAGCGCGTAGAGATATGCGTGCGGATACTGGAGACGGCGCGGGTGATGACGGATACCGTAGACAAAATTCCGATCATCATTGACAACGCCGAGAGCGTGCAGGGCCTCGACGACGTGCGGAACGTGATACGTTTCACCGTCGGAGAGTAGAGGGGTAGCGTTACTTGCGTAAGACGCAACACGGTGGAGCGAAACCACGTAACGCACGAACCGGGCGATATTGCCCGCAAATTTAAACATTTAAAACTATGTACACACGTCAGGATTATATCAATCACAAATGCACGCATAGCGAGTACTTCCGGCAGTTCGTCAATAGTATGCAAAAGCGTATGATTCTTTCCCGTTGGACGGCCGAAGAGTTAGCAAAGGCATGGGAGAACGACGAAGCGTTTAATACGCAGTTTACTCCGATTAGGGAGTGGGACAAGATATTTTGCCCGGTAGACCCACGCTTATTGGACGCGGTTGGGGAGAGTTCGACACCCTCAACGCGCACGTGTATTCTTAAAGAAGCTGCGCGGCAAATCGTAATGGAGCACTACGAAACGTGCGGGCGGGTGTACGATCAATTCAAATACAAAATTCTTTATTTAAGAGACGATCCGGGCCACTACGAGAGGTGCACGATGAATGTAATAGCTACGGACAAGGAGCACGCACAACGTTTGTTCGAAAAGGCCCACCCGGCATACCGATTTTTATCGGCAACAAAGTACAGCAAACACAACGCGGTTAAGGACAGGTGGGAATACATAGCAGACTGTTAAAGGTATGGAAGAGGAACGCAATGACGTGGCAATCTTGCTCGCAATATGCGGGGGTCTGCTGTACGTAATTATTATAATAATAATCGTAGCATCGTTTATATCATGGTTATAGCAAAGATCGGTAACCCGATAATCCCGGACACGTCCGAGAAATCACGCGCTTTGTACGAACGTGCGAAAAAACTATCCGACGAGTATGGCGTGCACGTCGTGCTGTTCCCGGCAAAGGGTACGCAAGACTATGCCGATTGGTATACGAATTCCCCGCGTAAAGCACGCTCGGGTATTCTGATCGAAAAGGGCGCATTTATCAACCAACAAGGCAACGTTAGAAAAAATTACCAGTACCCCAAAAATCCCACGTTTGACTGGCTCGAGCAGAAGATGGCCGAAACGTCAGGCGTGCTGCCCGACCCGGAGACAGCGGCACGATTGCGTAAAACGCCGCGCATTTATAACGATATTATAAAGGTATGGACAGACCTTGTTGATAAAGGTGCGACGATCACGGCCGAGAGAAAAGGCGAATATATACTGAGGTACGGCACATATACGAGCACTTTATGCGAAGGTAGTTGCCTTACGTTCAACTGCTACCCGGACGTGGCTCAACAAGTGTATGCGTTATATCGGAAAGCACAGGAGACAGCCCGCCTGCGTGCTTTAGCCAAAACACACGGTTTACAATAGCGCGTCTTATCCGGCGGTCTTTGATCGGGCCGCCGGGTCCTAATAATTTAACATAATTAACTATGAATAACATCATCGTCTTAACAGTGACGGTGCACGCGAATTATATCCAAACGAGCGTGCGCAAGTACTACACACCTTTAAAATATATAGGGTACGGTTTCGGGTGTGCCGACATCCCCCGCGCCATCATGGAATGCGATAGTGTCAAGGGCATCAATGATCTGATACGCAACGTATTTTCATCCAGGGTCGAGTCGCCGGACGAGTGCCTGCCCGGATTCAAAGGCTGGTTTACCGTGTGTGTCGAGTTCCCTAACGGGAACGACATGAACGAGTTCGACGTGCGTGAGTTTCGCGTTGTGCACGAGAAACGGGGCGGCCGTGACCTCGTGAATGCGTTCGCAAATCCTGCATTTCGTGCCCTGCGGCGTAAGGTACTGACAAACCTATTCACGGCTTTGTCCGAACGCGACGCCGACAAAGTGGATCAAGTGCTAAAAGCAATTGAGAACGCGAGCGGCGCGAAGTTAAACGTGTAAGGTATGAACGTAAATATAGTACACTCCGGTAGTAGCGGCAACACCGCATCAATCGACGACTTTCTGATTATCGACGTAGGTTGGCCCGAGGTGCCTAAAGGTGAGCATGTACTGCTTACCCACAACCACACAGACCACACAAAATGCCTCGATAAGGTGGGCGGCTTACCTACCTACTGCACCCCCGAGACAGCCGACAGGTTGGCCCAAAAATGGCCTTTCTTGGCTTTCTCCAGTCTTGTCCCCGGTGACGTTAAAGTGCTGTGTTCCAATGAGTTCCAATACACCATTAAGACCATCCCCTTGCGCCATGATGTCCCGTGCGTGGGCTTCGAGATACAAAGGTGCGTACGGTCGGAGTACGCCGAGCCGCAAACGATCCTTTGGCTTACCGACTTTAACGAGATCGTGGACGAAAAGTACATCATTCGTGCGTTGAGAGACAAACGTTTCGATCATATTTATATAGAGTGTAATAACACGCTATCAACGGGCGATATGCTGGACTTATTTTTTACGGACGAGGTACCGCGCGACGAGTTCCACCGACGTAAATCATACCAAAACCATTGCAACGTAGAGTATTTAATCGGTCTTTTTACTCGTGCGGGCTACACACCGGACCGTCGGTACGAACTCCCGGTTACGCTGTTGCATAAGAGTTCGTATTACTACCTAAATCACTCTGAACGTATTGTCGAGTTGTGTAAACTCGCTAACGTTATAAACCCTTTAATTTAATTAAACGTATGAAAAGCTATTATGATTTGAACACTCTTATGAGCGCAAAATTCGTTGAGTACGAAAGTGGCGCTTTGGAGGTTAAGATCGGGAACACGGTCGAAAAATTCCCGAATCCCGACGTATCGACGGCCTGCCACGTCATCGGACTGATCGAAACCATCAAGCAGTCAAAGGGTCTGTGGGAGGCTTTGATCGGGGAGGCGGACGAGGCCGACGCACTCAAAGGCCTGCACGACTATATAAAAGACTGCATGGACTTACGCGAACAGATCTGTGTGCGGGATACGCCGTTGCGGTTTGAGGTAAGCAACGGCGTAACGCTGAACGTTACGGACAAAAACGTGATTACCCTCGCTTGCCTTTTCTCTTTGGAGAATGACGAAAATGGGGTAAAACGTCTCAAAGAGTACTACATTAACGCGCTCAAAAACGCATAACACATTTCAAACCAATTAAACAATTTAAACGTATGGACAGATTCCAAATTAAAGGCGCACCCGTGTGCCGTGTCGTGTACCCCGCAGGCCTTTTCGAGAAAAAAGCAGTAAAGGGTGTGGAGGGCGACCCCAAGTACAACGCAATTATCCTTGTACCCAAGACGGACGAGGACAAAGTCAAACAGATTAACGACCGTTTCGCCGAAGCGTTCGCAGAACTTCAGTCGAAAGGGTTCAAAGGCAAGAACGCGAAAGCGATCAACCCGAAAAACAACTGCTGGGTCGACGGTGACGAGTTCGCCGATATGAACGACGGTAAAGAAGCGTTTCGCGGGTATATGATGCTCAAAGTAGCGTCCAAGAATTTCCGCCCGTTGGTATCGGATATGCAACGCCGTATGATTATCAACGGTGTGCCCATGCCTAACGTGTCGGTGGAAAATCTTTCCGACGAACGTCTGGAGGACGGCGATTACATCATTGCAAACGTATCGTTCTGGACGTATTACAACTCCACCGCGCAGGGCATCGGTTGCAATGTTCACGCTGTGGTGAAGTATGCCGACGGTGAACGTATCGCCGGAGCGTCGAACAACGTCGAAGACTATATCGACCTCGGAGAGTACGAGTAGTACGTTTCGACTGTACGTCAAACAGTCGGGTAGCGAGAACAGAGCACGTAACGTGCGCGGGGGCGGGTCCCGCACTCGCACAAATCATCTAAATCCACGTATATGAAAGTATTAAGTTTATTCGACGGTATGTCATGCGGAAGGGTCGCACTCGAATCCCTTCAAAAGAAAGTAGACGTATATTACGCAAGCGAGATCGACGTGTTCGCCATAGGAAACACCCAGCACAATTTCCCGGATACTATACAACTTGGTGATATACGTGGTTGGAGAGACTGGAATATAGATTGGGGTGGTATAGATTTAGTATTAGCCGGGTCCCCGTGTCAAGGTTTCTCCAGTCTGGGACGTAAAAAAGGGCTCCGTGACGAGAGGTCCGGTTTAGTATTCGTATTTTTTGACATACTCAACTATGTAATGTCAAAAAACCCCAACGTAAAATTCTTACTTGAAAACGTTAAGATGGACACCAATATAGAATCTATTATAACTAACGCGCTTGGGGTTGAGCCAATTACGATAAACTCCAAGTTAGTTAGCGCCCAAAATAGGGTGCGTATGTATTGGACTAACATAAATAACGGAAAGATACCGCAACCAGTAGACAGAGGGTTGCTACTTAAAGATGTTATTATGACAAACGTCGATAGTAGGTACTTCTTTACAAAATACACTACGTATAGAATAATGACGGAGTATCCCAGTACCGCAAAGTCCGTTTTGGATAAATCGCGATGTCTGACAACTGGATGTGGCCGTAACGTAGGAGGTAGGGGGTCCTATTTAGTGCAAAATGGGGGCATACGTAGGCTCACCGTTAGAGAATGTGCAAGATTGCAAACAATACCTGAAGAGTATGAATTTGTAGTACCGGAAGGTGAAGCTTATAAATTGATAGGTAATGGCTGGACCGTGGAGGTTATAAAACACATACTGAGTTATGCATAGTATAATTTTGTTTTTAGACTTTGAGACGCGCAGCGTACGAATGAAAGCCGTGCGCACCTATCGAAGACGATAACGGTGACCTACCTTTTTAAAATGGACACGTTGCATAGAGGGGCTAAAGCCTCGCCGGGCGGGACGGCACAACGTGCAAATTTTCAACTTATTAAAAGTATGATACGAAAGAATTACAAACGCATTCTGTTCCTTGACTTCGAGACACGCTCGGAGTTGGACGTGCAGGACGTCGGGTCCCACAGGTATGCGCGCCATGCGTCTACGGAAATGACGCTTATCTCGTGGGCGCTTAATGACGATACGGCGTGTACGTCTCGTGAAATGCCGGAGGAGGTATACAAAGCAATCGAAGACTGTGATACGTTAAAAGTAGCGCACAATGCCGAGTTCGACGCGGCAATTGCGATTCACGTATTAGGTATCGACACCCGTTTGTGTGACTGGTACGATATCGCATACGTTGCGGCGTACTACGGTCTGCCCCGTAAGTTGGGCTTCCTTGCCAACGTACTCAAAACGCAGGCCAAAGCCTCGCCGGAGCAGATGTTACATTACGCAAAGCCCGTAAAGAAAGCCGCACCTGCTGATTCGATGGACCTGTTCGGCGTACCTACCGATACCGAGTATAACGAAATGAAAGAACGTTTTTCGGAGTCGTTCGAGAAATCGGTAGGTGTAGGCAGGTACAACGAGGACGTGCGGGACGTCGAAACGTCGGAACACCTGCGCGTATGCCTCGAATACGTACAAGGTCTGCGCAACAGTCCTATGGTAAAATCCGTCATGCAGTACGGACAGGAGTTAATCGAAATCGAACGTACCTTACTGTTCAAACTTTACGCCGTATCGGATGTAGAGGTGATGCGGCAGGCATATAATATTATGTCTCCGCTTCCGAGCATCGAGTGTTTCGTAATGCAATTTACGTTTTACATGAACTTCGACGGCGTACCGTTCGACATGGACCTCGCCACGCAGATCGAAACACTCGCGCATAAGTACGCAACGGATGCGGGCGAGGAGGCGCGACGACTGTACGGCGTAGAGAACCTACGCTCTACCAAGCAGGTGCAGGCCGCTTTAGCCTCGTGCGGAGTGGAACTCTCGTCCCTTAATAAAAAGGCACGCGAGGGGGTCACGCACCCTATTTTGGAGTTGCGTGACCAAGCTACCGGGGCTGCCTTTTCGAAGATCAAAACGGCCCGCGAGCGGATTTGCCCGGACGGCCGTCTGCATGGTGAATTCGTAGGACACGGCGCCCACACGGGCCGCTGGAGTAGTCGCGGCGTGCAGTTGCAAAATTTTGCACACGGAGGAGACGACACGTCGACAGACCTGTCTAAAGTACAAAGCTACGATCACTTGCGTAAGCATCTGCGTTTGTGCATCTACGGAGCGGGTAAGGACTTCGTGTGCGCAGACCTTTCGCAGATCGAGGCGCGCGTAACGGCATGGCTTGCGCAATGCAAGTGGCGCATGGACGCATTCGCCAACAAAGAGGACATATATTCACGTTCGGCTGAACGTATGTTCAACATCCCGGAGGTCCACAAAGGTATGCCGGAGCGACAGATGGGTAAGTGCGCGGAACTCGGGCTGGGGTTTGGCGGCGGTCCGAACGCAATTGACCGCGTCGCCCCCGACTTTTTCCGCACGGTAGGGCTTGAAAAAGTTACGGAGATCGTGCGTAAATGGCGTGGAGCAAACCCCGAAATTTGCGATCTGTGGCGTAGACTGGAGCGTGCGTTCCGTGAATCTTTAAGATCGAGTGTATGTCGTGTAACCGTTGTCGATAGCGTGCGTCTCGTCTTTAAGTATGACGGACGGACCGCTTCGATCACTCTGCCCAGCGGGCGTGCCTTATACTATAAAGGCGTGCACATGGACGAATGGCACGATTTGTATTACCTCGACTACTCCCGAGGCGGAGAACACGCCGTGCGGACGAAGATATGGGGCGGAGTGCTGACGGAGAATATCGTACAGGCAATCGCACGTGATATACTGGTCGATATTATGCGTCGCGTACAAAACGCATACTGCACATATAAGTGTGTGGGTACCGTCCATGACGAAGTATGGTATCTTGTCGACGATGGCGCCGAAGCATACGCAAACCTTATACAAGAGATGGAGCGGCCCATTGAGTGGGCACCGGGTCTTGTTACGACAGGCGACGGGTTCTATTCTGACCGATACATTAAATAACTAACCGATATGAAAAACGCAATTCGCAAGGTGCGTAAAGCGGGGTTCGAGGTGTTAGAGTAAAAAAAACAACTATGGTTTATGACATAGCGTTAGGAGCAAAACGTACGGCCACAAGTGTACAACAGCAATACCAATGGGAGTGGCCCGAGATCGTCAAACGTCTAAAGGACGTCGTATACACGCAAGAGACTATGCGGCAGTACTCGGACATGACGAAAGCCCAGCGTGTCGAAGTAAAGGATGTAGGTTTTTTTATCGGAGGGCTTGTAGCCAAACGTAAAGTATCGTACCGTCAATTACTCGTTATCGACATAGACGAAGCCGACGTGCAGACCTTAAAAAATCTACACGAATGGCTGTACGGTCGTCAATACATTATACATTCGACCCACAGTTCGACACCGACAGAACCGCGTTACCGTGTAGTCGCGCCGTTGTCTCGTATTGTAGTTGCGGACGAGTATGCCGCACTCATGCGCATACTACACGATCAGTTCAAACTGCCCCTCGACACGTCTACGTTCGACTTCAATCGTATAATGTTCCTCCCGTCCGTACCAAAAGACGCAAAGTACTACTTCGATGCGCACGAGGACGGCGAACCGTTGGACGTAGACGAAATCCTCGGACAACGCAAAGATTGGAGGGACTTATCGGGTATTGAAGTGCCCACAAAGGTACGTGTACAGGACCCTAAATTCAAGGGTGGCATTATCGGCGGCTTTTGTTCGAAGTATACGATACGCGAAGCAATCGAAACATACCTGTCTGATGTGTGGATTCCTACTAATAGCGGACGTTATACGTTAGCAGGCGCGACGACATACGGCGGGGGCGTAATTTATGAGGACAAATATTTGTACTCTAATCATTCCTCTGACCCGTTCCTTGGTAGGTGCCACAATGCGTATGATGCCGTGCGTCTATATAAGTTCGGAGAGGGTAAGCAAGGTGAAGCGGCGATGGCCGCGCTTTGCGATTCGCTCGGCATTAAGCCGGACAGCGGGAAAGCGCACCGACTTACGTTGGATAGTATGTCCGACGAAGAGGCCAAAGCGATCCTTAACGAACGTTTGGAGGTAGACAATAAGGGCAATCTTACGAAGACGTTGAAAAACGCGGAGTTAATACTTACCTACGACCCGGACGTGCGGGACGTATTTGGGTACGACCAGTTCTCCGAGATGCCCGTGCTGAAAAGACTACCTTACTGGCGCACCTCGCAGGTGCGTACGGATAACGAGGACTGTAAGAATTTACAGGAATACATCGACATGGAGGATGTGGACGAGAGTTATCTACGTTTGCATTTCGAGGAGAAATACGAGTTTGATTCGCGTATCGTACTGAACGATGCGTTGAATATCGTCGAACATAAGAACGCTTTCCATCCCGTGCGGGACTACCTTAACTCGCTCAAATGGGACGGCGAGAAACGTTTAGAGACGATATTTATCGACTGTTTCGGTGTGGCAGATACGTTGTATTCACGCGAGGTAGGCATAAAGTTTTTCGTTGGAGCGGTACGACGTGTGTTCATGCCTGCATCAAAGATGGACTACATACCTGTGCTGGTATCGGAGGAGGGTCTCGGTAAGTCACGCTTTATTCGACGTATGGCGAAGCTATGGGGTAGCGATACGTTCTACACGTTTAACGGCAGTAAAGAGGCGTACGAGCAGTTGCGCGGCGTGTGGATCATGGAGATACCCGAGTTGAACGGCGTGCAGAATCGCTCCACCAACAGTCGTAAAGCGTTTGTAACCAAAGGTGAGGACCGTTACCGCTCGGCATACCTTAAATACACAAAGACGTACAAACGTCAATGCGTGTTTATCGCCTCGTCGAACGACGTCGTTTTTCTCGACGACCCGTCGGAGGACGGTCGGCGTTGGTGGGGTTTGATGTGCAACCCGGAACGTATTACGATCAGCGTGCACGACGATGCGTTCCTCGACCTTGTGGACAAATACTGGGCCGAAGCCGTACATTACTATTTACAGGGCGTGTTGCCTGTATTGTCACAGGAGGCAGAGGAACAAGCACGAGAGGTGCGTAACGTGCATCGTGCGGAAGATTTGGACCTCGGTTCTTTGCTCGATTATCTTAACATGCCCGTACCCGATAACTGGGACGAGATGTCAACGTTCGAACATAAAGATTATTGGGAAGACAAAAAAGAGGTATGGACAGGTAAGCCCCGTGAGTACATTTGTACGCAGGAGGTAGCACGAGAGTTTTACGGGTATGATCGTAAAGAGATGAATACGGCCATAGGTCGTAAAGTAGCAGACGCGATACGTGCGACTAAAGTATATCGTCCTACGGGTAAAAAACGTATCTTCGGTATTTATGGGTCCTCGCTTGCGTGGATAAGAAACCCCGAAAAGAAAAAGAAATAGTATGAATCCAGTAGTAGATTTTTTTAACATAGAGATGTCGAAATTCAAGGTGCCGTACGCTCTGTGTGAACAACTCGCCAAATTTGGCCACACACCTTACCTTGCATGGACAGCAAGGCGTTTGGTAGATCGGAAAGATAAAAACGGTTCGATATTGGCCATGTCCATGCTTATGGACGAAACCGTACCGTTGTCGCGTATACGTTACGCACTTTATAACTTCGAGACCAAGCCCATCGAGGAGTTGCAAAAGCTACCCAACTACGAAGCAGTGATGGGGGTGGTAAAAAAGGAGTACAAATTTCCCGAGTTTTGGGATGACATTGTACGATATAACTACCCGCATTGTGTGCAACTGGCCGTTATCATCCTCTTCGAACAAGGTTTGAGCGCGAAGGACGTCATGTCTCAATTAAAGGTACGTCAGTCTATGGTGTACAAAATACGTAGTACATACCTTAAAGATAAACTTAAAGAACTGGCGAAGCCATGATAATTAACCTTTCGAGTAAACCTTACTCTAAATTCTCCGCTGTGCAGCGTCTTGCTCTTAACGGGGCGCACGTTGTGGAGGTTAATTCCTCAACCTTTCCCGCATTTTGCGATGCGTACGATAAACACGAGTATCTTATTACGGCAGTAATTGTGGACAAAGAGGATTTTGTGCTCGCAAATGACGTGATTAATTACGTTGATGATCGGCTGACACGGGTCGTCACGTTGGATGTGACGATTGACCTGGACACAGGAACGCATAAATTTAACGACTATGAGTAAGAAAATTTATAGCGAGAAACTCGTTGCGAAATACCTACTCAACGTAATAAAGGAGGCCGACGGCCTTATCTTTAAGATGCACCCGATAACCAACAAAGGCATCCCGGACTATCTCGTGCATTGTAACGGGCATACCTTTTATGTGGAGACCAAGACCACAGGAAAGGTATGCACGGAAGCGCAAGTGTTTTTTCACAAGATGCTTAAAGAACAAGGAATAGAAACGTATGTGTTAGACGTACCTGTTCATAATCTCCAAGAACTTCAAACACTATCTTACAAAACGTATTAGCTATGGCAAGAACAAACAATGATGAACAGCAGGATGCACTGAACATCCTGCTGGCAACTATCGAAGTAGCAGCGGCAAATGTAAAAGGTCGGCATTGGTTGGTGTCGGGAACACATTTCCGTTCACTCCATTTGGAGTTCGACGACGTGTGGAAAACACTCCTCGATGCCGCCGACAAGGTGGCCGAGACGCAACGTGTAATCGGCGGCATACCCTCCACAGGTATGGCCGAGTTTATCGCAGAATCAATCATTAAGGAAGATTCGCAAGTAGTTGGTTCAGCAGAACTGATGGTTGAACGTACACGCAACGAACTCAACGTGCTTATCGAGAGCATTCACAGCGGAGTGCGGGAGGACTTTTTCGACCCCACCACCGAGAACGACGTACTGAACATTTCGAGTGCGCTTCGTCATCACATCCTGTTCCTCGACGGTTTTCTTGCAAACTGGAAAGCGGCCGTATGATCTACTTCGTGTGTATGATGTTGCTCGTCATGATCGTTGCACCACTCGTGATACTGGTGTATATCCTGTACCGTAACGTGGTAAAGCAACGCGAATGGAACGAGTACAAAAAGCGTAACAGATGGTAGAGTTACGAGAGTACCAAAAGAACATCGTGCGTGTAGAAATGGAGCGTAAGAACGTTCTGATCGTCGCGCCGATGGGTGCTGGTAAAACGTTGGCAACGCTGACTGCGACCGCTGCTTTGATCGTACGAGAGGGCTTAAAGAACATACTTATAATAGCCCCAAAACGTGTAGCATCGAGCGTGTGGTCGCAGGAAGCGGCTACGTTTAACATGGGCCTCAACGTGCGTTACTGTGAAAAAGCGTTGGACGTGAAGTTGTTCCTTATGTCCCCGGAGCCCCACAAGGTATGCGTATGTAGCGTGACCCGCATTAAGGAAATCCCGCACGGTTGCTGGGACTGCGTCATCATCGACGAATCTACCTTAATGAAGCATAAGCAATCGTTACGTAGTCGCGAAGCCCGACGTATCTGTAATAAAGTACCGCGACGCATCCTGCTGTCCGGCACACCTGTACACAACGGGTATATAGGCTTGTGGCATCAATGTTTCCTGTTAGACGGCGGAGCGGCGTTAGGTCGTACGCTCGGAGAGTTCTATCGCCGTTACTGTCGTGTGAAATACCAAGTGAACGGCGTTGTGTCGATTTACGAGGTAGACCCGTCGCAGGTGGATCAACTGATGAACGACTGCCGACACTTGGTGTACATCGTCAAAAATAGTGTCGCCTTACCGGAGTGCCTTTATAAGAACGTGTACGTCGATCTGCCGAAACGTCGTATGGCGGAGTATAAAACGTTCGAAGAGACGAACGTACTTGCGTTCGAACAAGAGAACGGAGGCAAACCTTATGGGGGAGACGAGAAGACGTTCCTCGCGTTCTCTCGCACGTCGCTCGGTATGAAACTACGCCAATTTGCATCCGGGTGTGTGTACTTGGACGATACGAACGAAACGTATGACGTGGTGCATACCGAGAAAATAGAGGCTCTTAAAGACCTCCGAGAATCGTATGACGGGGGTATGCTCGTGGCCTATGGATTTAAGAGCGAGTACGAGGAGTTAAAAAAAGCCTTCCCGACGGCCCGGCGCCTCGATACGCCACAGGACATTGCCGATTGGAACGCCCGGAAGATCGACATGGCGCTGGTCCATCCGGCGAGTGTAGGCCACGGGCTTAACTTACAGTTTGGCGGATCGGTCGCTGTTTGGTACAGCCTTACCTATGATGCCGAACTTTACGCACAGTTGAACAAACGTCTGCATCGAAGTGGACAGCGCGAAACTGTGAGTATCATCCATCTTATCACTCGTGGAACAATCGACGAGAAAGTACTCAAAATTTTACAGCGCAAAGAGCGCGACGCAGAGACCTTTTATACTTCAATGTAATGATACTGGATTGGATCGTTTTTATTATACTGTTACTATTCGTAATTGTAGGGGTAATAGTATTCATTGGCTTTCTTTTCAAATTAGCGTACGCTATTCTCGAATGGATAATAGATTTATAGTATGGCACAGATAATACCCGATTGGGTCAAAGAAGCGCTTAACGAGAAGTTGGCACGCGGCGACATTGGATTCGCGTCGTGCGGTGTCTATACGGTTTACGTTGAGCGACACAACGAATGTTGGTGCGGGCGTTTGGACGCAGACCTCGTACCTACTTGGTACGGATGGGAGGGTGAACCCATGAGCCGCCCCGGATGTCGTGAACTTACATGGAAAGATTTTTACGTAATTTATCAAGTATGAGAGAAAAGTACAGAGATTACGATTGTATGGATTGCGGTCGTGGATTGCGAGATGACGACATACCTATCCGTAAGCAAAAACGAGCGAAACGGTGGGACAAACGACAACGTATAAAACGAGTAAAGCCCGACAAATAGTCGGGCTTTTTGTTATTCAGATAATTAACACGGTCGCAACGAATGTTGCCCATATGATGACACCACCCGCGAGTGTTGCAAGGATGTCCTGCATGTCGACTTTCGAATCAATGTTGCGTTCCTTCACAACGGCGGCTGTCATAACAGCAATTACCGACGGCAGTAACGGTACCCACCGCCACCAACTGCCTAAAGGCATGGCTACGATCAGTACGATAAACGCGATAGCCGCTCCTACGGCGAAATGCTGGTACTTGTCTTTGGCAATGGCGTTAAGCCATGCGATGATCTTTTTCATAGTTTCCATATAAAGTATTACGGTTCGTTAAATATTACAGACGTAGGTACGTAACCGAGTTTCGACGGGACCTTCGTTAACATAAATTGAATGGTATCTCCGGATTTGACGGTATAGGTTTTCGAGTACCGCAAACCTGCTTGGTTTGCAAACGGTAGCGGGTACTCTATTCGTACGTCGACTGTGGTCACAGTCTCGGACGAGTACGAGAGCATAAGCGGGAGAACCGCGGGCCAATCCGAAAAGGAAGAACCCAAATTATACGCTCGGATAGTAACCACCAACGGCGATAACGTCCTATTGTACGCTACTTTTGCCGTTTTCATTTCCCATAACCTCGACGCGGTCGATGCGGGGGTAGTAATGAGATCGAGCAGAGAAACTGTTAAAGCGGTGGACGAAGCGGTATAATCATACGGCAAAGACGATAGTACGCAAGGCCGTAACATATACGCCAATTTCGGCGTCGTTACGGCGCTATCCGCCAATTTAATCGTTGAGATTGCAAGGTTCTCAATCATCGTCCTGGTAATGGAGAGTTCGGGGATCGAGAGAGGCCCCCTCCACGCTCCGATATTACTCGGTGAGGCCTCGCCAATGAAGACGGCACCCGGTAGGGTTGAATCTTTCGTTACGATACATGCGTAAGAGAATAACTGTGTAGTGCCGTCCCCCATCACACGATTATCGTCTGTCGGAATCTCCACGCCGTATATGCTATCTTCGAAAAATATCGGGTCGCTGTCATCATACAGATAAAGGCGTCCGTTATACGCGATAACTCCGGAAGTAAAGGAATCATCACCATTAGCGTTGAACCCGCACAATATACGGGGGGAAGTTTCGGTTCCCTGCGCTAACGCAGTATTAAGACCGTACCATAGGTCCGCAAGGTCTTGGACTTTTAACGGGCGTTTTACGCCCGGATTTGCAGAATTGAGTTTGAGAATAGACATAACTATTAGGGTTTAGGACCAAAAACTAAATTTATCCTTACGTAAAAAGGTATGAGAAGTTGCAGGTATGCACGTACTTCGTCCTCCGACGCACCGTTAAGAGAAATGTACATATACAACTGATTAGGCGTTTCGACGTATGGTACCAATGGCTCGCTTAACATGCCGTAAGGGAACTCCGGGATGTTACCGGTACCATTATGCGACATGTAATAACTGTCGTCGAGGGACGTATACTCAACAGACACACCTGTAATTTTCTCCAAAACACGCGTAATTTGGTCTTGGCTGTTAGTGCACTCTGCTATGGCCAACGCGATCAATCTCGCGCGACGGAACGTACGAGAGACGAACGGCAGGCAAAGGCAGAATATGAATTTGTATAAGTTGGAAGCGTTCCCACCTGCGTCGTATGAAAACTCTCGCAGGTAGAACGCAACCAACTTAGGCATGTCAATGTATCTGAACATTACGAAAGCGTTTTAATGAGTGAAGTTGTGATCGGCGTAGCAAACGTAAAGGCGCCGTTTGTGAGGTTGAAAATACCGTCAACAGGTTCGACCGTACGTGTGCTACCATCCAACCCCGTTTCTGTTGCAATAGGATTACCGAAACTTACCGCGCGTACCTTTTCATACCTCTGTATTACGTCTACGATCTCGGTTAACGTAACGGTATTGGTCTCTCGCAGGGTCGCTTCGTGAGCCAATAGGTTTGCCGTGATCTGATCTGCGGCGTATTGTGCGTCCGTACCTGTCTGTACATAGATGATAAGTCTGGGATCGGTGATCTTCGCAACGTCCATAGACGTAACGTTCAACTCCAGCCCCATCGGTTGGAACGCTTTGAAATAGGTCTGCAACGAGGTTAACTCGTCAGCGGTGAGTTTCCGCAGATGACCATCCGTGCCGAGTGCGTTGGCAAGCAGGGTCCAGTTCGGATGTGCACCGACAACGTATGCCTGCTTGATGATCTGTTTCTCCGTATCGAGCGTAGCGTAATAGCCGCCTTGGTTGATCGGATCGTAGACCAACGAATCACCGTATTGGAACGCAACGGCTTTCCGACGGTAGTATTCCACCGTCGTGATCTTCTGATTTGCGAGCGCTTCGTTGATGACATTCAACGTATTGTTACGCTCCATCGCCTCGCTGTCGGCCAACGTACCTACTACATCAATGATTTTACTCTCGATGTCTGCGTCCGTTGTACCGAACGTAGGTAACACGGCTTTCAGCGCGTTCGTGATAGTTGTTACTGCACCCATATCCTAAAGGTGTAAGATGTTTCGCCGACCATTAGGGCGATACGAAACGTGAATCCAACGGTAGTTCTTTTCGTCGATCAGTTGATCGAACGGGATTGCGGACTGCGCGATCATGTCGAACAACTCTTTGTTCTTGGTCGGACCGCCAGCCGTAATATCCGCTGCTTCGCCTTTCATATGTTGCGACGTTGCGGAGCCGCCTATCACCGCGTTTAACTTCGGACAGCGGTAACCGGAGTTGACAATGATCGGCTTTCCCCACATTCGACGGATCGGGTCCAGTACGTTCCACATCAAAGCGTCGAGTGCGGCTGACGCTTCGGGTGTAGGGGTATTGTCGATCTTTAGTATTCGTGCTGTGTCGGAGCGCGTAAGTTCCGACTTTGTAAAAAACTCTGCCATTATATTACGTATTTAAAAGCGTTTCGATAATCTCTTCCCCATACCTTACAGCGGCCCCGATCCGGTAAAGGTCTGTGGAGTACGGGGCTTTCGCAACGCCGAGCGTGTTATACACTTTCTCAACCTTAATAGTTACGTCCTTACCTGCAAGGTCCGGCGTCCACGTTTGGCCGATGTCTGCAACATCCTCACCCATACCGGGTAGCGTATCGAAACCAATACGTTCGCTGACGGGCAGTTGTCGCAGGATGGCGGGGATGCCCGTCAGCGAGCCGTATAGGTTAAACGCGACGTCGACAATAGTCGTATTCTCTTTAATCTTCATAGCGTCCCGTGAATAAAAGTTGTTCGTCGATCAGTTCGATAGAGACATCTGTCGCACCGTCTTTCTGTGCCTGCTTCTTTGCATCGGCCAGTACCCCAGCGACCTCACCCGCACGCCGATTGATAATCCGCGCCCCGATTTGCGCACCTATCTCGGGCTTGGTGATGCGGCATACCTGTGACACGGCGATAAGCGCGACGTTTTGGTTGTCGATGGTACCTTTTACAAAAGGTCCGTCCTCCGATATAACAACGTCACCGACGTTAAAATCGTACACTATGCCTTTCATTACTGCTTAATTTTTTCGTTCTCGTAATCGCTGTTATCGAATGAATCGACGTTTACCTTTGCGTAGGTAGTAGTAGTGGTATTACCTACCTGTTGTGTCGCGCTACCGGAGGTAGCCACGAGATGCGAATGCGATGCGATAGCCGATTGGATGGCTTCGATCTGCTGTTGCAATCTGTTCAGCCGCTCCGTAAGTTTCCCTACAATCACCAGCCCATCTAATGAACCTTCGTTCATTTCGATTAAGTCCGGTGTTATACGTACTTTTGAGTTACCAACCGTTACGTTTACTTCGTCGGGATCGGTTGTAAACGTTATGGCTGTCTCGTTACGTTTAAACGCCCACTTATCTATCTCCGAGATACCCACAAATACCGGACGGTTAATGTCTCCATCTATAAATGTGATAAGAGCGGCGGACCCCTCGGTAGGTACGTGCACCGTCCCGTACTCCTCCGTCCCGTATAAAGACAGAGGTACGGGGAACGTCTTGTCCTCCTCAAACAGGTAAACCTGCGCAACCCCATTCGCCTCGTCTACCGATTTGACGGTGACAAGTACGGTACGAACGGTGTAGAACATCTGCGCGAGGAATGCGCCGAAAGCTCCCCCTGCTTCCTCGGCCGGGTCGTAGCTAACACGTTTAACACTCATATCGCAAATACTTTATCGGTGACGGTTAACGTCTGGAAAAAACCGTTAACGTCTCCTTTTAGCTGATACTCTAATACGTAGTACTGCCCGGATAATTCCGGGAACAGCGTGTGGGTAAACTCAACTGTTTGCAAAGGGTCTACCTTTGGGTAGAGCGGGAGGATCAGTTTGCCTTTGTTCCTGCGTCCCTGTAAAGACAATAACATTTTGTCCGCAAACTTATCCAACTCCGTTACGCTATCCAACGTAGAGTAGCTACGTATCGTCTCGGCATACCTTTTGTCCAGTTCACTTTTTTGCTTCGTGCTACGCGACGTGCGCAAACCTCCGGTTGCGGTGTATCGCTTGCCCGTTTTGAGGATGCCTGTGACCTTAACCTCGTAGTTAATAAAACGTGAATCCTCGCGAATAAGGTCTGCCCCGAAAACGTTATACTTCGTGTTGAGTTTCTCAATCGGGGCGGTACTGTTTTTCGTCAAACCTCCTATGTACACTTTCCCGTCGTCCGTCACACCCCCGTACAAAACCATCAATTGCATAAGTCGCTGTACGGTATCGTACGGGCTGAAATCGACCGGATTGTTAAACGGGAACGTACTGGTCGTAGCCTGTACAAACGGTCCGTCGGTTGTATACGTCAGTTCCGGTATGTTCGGGTTTATATCAAAACCCATGTTCTCACGTTCCTTTGCGAACGCTTCGTTTGCGATGGGCAGGATGTCCTGCATGATCTGCGTCATCTTAACGTCGCCCCATACCTTTTGGACCCGGCCGAATTTAAGGATCAACGTAAAGTCGCGCAGGTATAACGTCGTGGGAAAGCCCTCTACAACCTGCTCGATCAATCCGTTAAATACGCGCATTTTCTCGTACCCCTCGTACCACATATATACCTCAACGTGCGCGAACGGTTTGATAACATTGGGCTTAAAGACCTCACGCATACGCGAGCGGGCCTCCCCCTGTTGCTCAATGCCGATAGCATACAAGGGTAGGGTGAGAACAGCCGAATCGCCAAGTTGCTTGTCGTTACCGGTAAGCACGAACGATTCAAATTGCCCTACCCAAATATCCTCTATGTATACCTCGTTGCGGCAGATAAGATAGTTCGAGTTCATAATTAATAGTTACCAGCGTCCGAATCGACCTCGCGTAGGTTGAACGTAACAACGTTCTCCCCGTATTTCACCTCCGTAAGAGTAAACTCGAACTGATACGTACCCATACCTACTCGGGGCGTGTCCGTATATTCGGTGATTATCGCGTATTCAATTCCGTGCGTTTCGTTAATTTTTTGGTTACGTATGCGCAGAATCTGGTCCTTTTCGTAAAACTCGTTGAGAAATTTCGACAGTTCCGCTATCTTTGCCTCTGCTTCGTTCTCCAGCCGCTCCATGATTTGGAGGTTTGGCTGGTTGTTTCGAAGGGTAAGACGTAACGTACAGTTTATCGTCTTGGCCTCTTTACGTGTCTGCTGGATAATGTCCGGCCCGTCAACGAGAGCCGAGACGTTTAACCGCTTTCTCGCTTTCACGCTAAACGTCTGCGACATCGGCATAAAGTAGTCGCCGATCTGCAACGAGTAAAGTTTCGTGTAGTCGTAACGATCCAACTCCGCACCGGACCTGCGCTCTATGCCGTTTACTGTTTGCTCTTTACGAACAAAGGGTATGTTGCGTATATCCTGTTGCTGTTGTTCCCGGTTTGTCTGCGCGGGGGCCAAGCGGCTTATCCCAATCCACGCTTTCGACAAGGCGAGAACGGTAGTATTGCGGATTGCGTCGCGCGCGTCGAGTGTCTCGGCGATCACACGGTTGGCCACCTTGTACGGTCCGGAGTTCTGTATAGCGCCCCGGACCGATTCGGTGGTGGTTTCTATTGCGTCTCTGACTATTCCCATACCTATATCCAACGTGTTCCCATCTTCCCGGTTGCGGCGAGCATTGCCTTTTGGATTGCTTCGGACGCTATTTGGTCGATGTTCTGTTTAACTTCTGCTACGACCTCCTGCGGGTCGTCGGTACTTATGTTCGAAGTCCACTTCACGATTGCGTCGTGGAAATGAATTTCGAGGTTGCGACGGTCTTTGTTAAAACCCGAAAGGTCCGACCCAGTAGCCCCCGCACCTGTTATCGCGGGTAATGCGCCCGGGGCGATGTCTGTTAATTTCTTAATAAACGTTCCGAGCGATTCGCCAAGGTCCGCGTAGTCAATAGCGTACGCCGCGTTCGCAGTCATTGGATTGCGCAACGTTGCTCTGTCCCACACTCCGGAATGCTTAACACCCGAATAACCTTTGTAGCTACCCGTTACGGGGTAGTAGACAGAGGTCGAATCCGAGTTAAACGCAAGTCCCGCGGCCCAATCGAGCGTACTTTCGTTCATTTTTCTACGCTGGTGCGGTGTCCACGGGCCGTTTGCATCATGCAACGTGCCTATACCACGTACTGCGTTAAGCACATTCTCGTCGCGTTTTATCGCATCGAGGTATTGCGACAGATAGTCATTGATGGCTTTGCCACGCATACTCGGCGATACGTCTTTAAGAAGCCCGGCACTATCCAATGTAGTTTCGAAATTCTTACGAAAAGTGCGGTTATAGCGAAGATCGTCCAATGCACGTTCTTTGTCGTTCGCTATTTTGGCTTTCTGTGAATCCCCGAGATCGAGGCCGAGTTTTTCTCCAGCACGTTCTATAAACGTAATAAGTTTATCGACGAGCCGTGTCCCGTTATCCTCGAAATTTTCGAACAGGTTCTCCACGCGCTTAACCATTACGCGAAATGCGTCGTTATTGACAACGGTGGAAAGAAGCGAGTTTACGGCGTTACCCCCCGAGTTAATAAGGCCTGCGCCAGCCCCGCCGACGTAACTCCATGCAGCGTTATTCCCAGCGACCTTGGCCCAAAAGTCCTGTCGTGCAAGTGCGATCTGACCGCGGGCACGCATACCTGCATTTGACGCATTGTCCAACTCGTAACGACGGAGGACCGCCAAAAGAGCGCTTTGGTCTTTAAGGAAAGTACGTACGTCTACCCCCTTCACGCCTCGCTCCTCCATCTCCTTTAGCGCGTACTTACCAAGCACGGGGGCTTGGTTAAGTAATTCGCGTATGTCTCGGATGTTCGGCGTTGCCTGCACCAATAACTGCTGTATGTTGGTCATCACACGCTCAAACGGTACACCCGCCTGTTGGGAAATAAGACCACCTACTTTGGTAAGGTTTGTCGCCTGCGCAAGTGATACCTTTGTGTTACCAGCGCCACCTACACCAAGCCCCGTCAAAACGTTTATACTGCTTAACGCAGTACTACGGTCCAAACCATAACTTGCAGCCAAAAAGTCTGCATTTGAGTTGGCCTGCTCGTACCCAACACCGAGGCCGGCACGTGCTTGGTGCCGGCGTGAGATAAGACGTACGCCCGAAGCAAAGCCCTCGGACTGCAACATACCTATCATGGCGCGTATACCTAACCCGCCAACCGCGAGTGGTACCGCAGTCGAGTAAGCCATCGTTTTAAGAACGGCCTTGCCGATCATACTTACCATAGACGTAGCTATGGCCCCAGCATTTACACCACGCATTAATTTCTCTGCGTTCATGCCGAGAATGTTACCGTTTGCGTCGGGTTGGAGTATGGTAGAGAAACGTCCGCTGAAACCGCCGAGATTGAACCCGGTACCGTAAGACATGATTTTCGTATTACGGTGACGTGTATAGCGCGAGCGTGCGTCTCGTTCCTGCTCACGATAGAACCGCGACATCGAACGCATTACGTCGCTTTGTCGCGTCATACCTTGTATGTACTCCCGGAAACGTCCGTTGTCAGCGGCATAGGATCGTCCGCGTATAGAAGACCCCGTAGGTACGGCCCCTACTCGTATAGTACGTGAGGGGATAGCGGCCGCGGCTGTCCCTACAGAACGTAATGCCGCGGCTAATGTGGTCGCGTTTGCCGCGGCCACACCAAGGTTTGCCGCCAGTTTTTCAGATCGAGAAACCGCGTTACCCCCTATATCCAGTACTATATTATACCCTGCCATCTTCTACAAGTTTTTCTACGCGGTCTTCTAAATTACCTGTGGCCCACGGAGCCAACTCAAAGTTACGTATAAGATAATATGATGCCGCGAAAAGTTCTTCTAACAACGTCATGGGGTATAAGTCCCCATCTAACATAAGGTGATACGGGATGTTACAGTAGTGAGAAACGAACACCCGTTTAATAAAATACGGGTCCCGCTCCTTTGCTTGTTTGATGATCTTAAAGTTTTGAGCAATACGTTTTGCCTCTTCCTGTTTGTCCTCCTCGACCCCCTCAACATCCCCGATAGGGTATGTTAGTCGTTGACGAAAAAATCGTGAAATTCTTTCTGCGTCTCGGCTTGAAAGAGGAGCACACGACACGCACGAATATCAGACAGTACGCACGAGATCGCGCTGTTCTGATCGTTAAGATCGTCGGCCTTGTGCGCCATGAAAATCGTAACGTACGCACGCGCGGCGTCGCTCTCCGTCTCGAACGGAGACGGTTTACGTCCGAGCATGTCGATATAGTCGAACGCAAATTTCACATGATCGTCGTTCCGACGGTTAAACGGTACTACCTCTACGGTAAAGTCCTGCTCGCTCTCCGGCGTCAGCACTTTTTTAAGCGTAACTTTACGCAATTTGATTTCTTTTTCCATCCTGCTTTTGTTTAAAAAATGTAGTGATATGCGGGCCGATCAAAGCCCGCATACCTGTGTTTACGCCGATACCGACGTTTTGACGCTCTTACTCCGGGCGCGGAATCGCCACGACTTAAGCGTCTCGGTGCCCCGACGCTCTACGCCGTCCGATTCCTCAACGCCGGTACAACGACCGTACGTTTCGGTAGTGGACGTCGCGGGTACGTCGCGGCGCTTGTGCCATACAGCCGTAATGGTCGCCGATTCGACGATCTGACGGATGTGGCAGATAGGACCTCCTGCACGGTTCTGCGTAGCGGCGGCGAGCGCGGCAAGAATCGTGAGGGCTTCGGCCTGTTGCAACGAGAACGAAAGGTCGTACGTGTTACCGCCATTGTCCGTTGCGATAGGCTCGTCAGTAGAGAACGCTCCGATGTCGTCGGTCGTTCCGGAGATGTTTGCGCTGAAATTGGCGCCAGTCTCAACTTTGTAGGCAACGCCTATTTCGTCAAAGTTGAGGTAGAGATCAAAATCTCTTGCGGCTATTACTTTTTGTGCCATACCTTAATTGAGTTTTTTAACGTAGAACACGAAAGAGTTCACCCAGCGCAGGGTCGGTGCGGGCAGGATTTCCAGCGATACCTGCCACGTACGAGTTCCGGAAAAGTCGTCGTTAAGGTCCGTCTGCGTGATCCGGGCGTCCGAGATGTCACCGCTATCGATGTAAGGCACGATGACATTCTCGCGTGCGAGAGACGTCACCACATCGACGTACGAAGACTGCGTTCTGCCGTTAGCGTCGATGGGCACTCTGCCGTTGATATACGGCGTGTAGAACGCACGCAGATCGTCCACCATTGCGGCGATGGTCCGGGCGGCCTCCAGCGTAGAGAGCGCGGTAAGCGGGTCTTCGGCAGTTGCTCCGTCGTTCAGCCACAACCCGTTCTTGGGCGGCCTCGTACGCGGGAAGATATACTGCTTGTCCCCTATCGCATTGATCGTGTCAAGCGACAGCTGCGCACACGGGGTGTTGATGTACTCGCTCGCGCTTCCTTGGTCCACCATGTAAAGCGATTCACCGAACGCGGGGAGCGACGTATCGCCGATAGACGTACCGACGGACAGCGAGGCCATCCAGCCACCAACCTTACCGGTACATGCAACGGCGTTCTGCTTGTCCGTGAAGATCACGACGCCGATCATACCTGCTTTTTTCGTGGACAGATCGTCCAACGTGCTCACCGACGTGTCGATAGCGCCTTCGGGCATAAAGTTATCGCCCGCAATGATCGCGCACGTAGAGAATCCCTCGTCATACATCGACATGATCGCGGACTGGTAGTCAGCCAGCGCCGCCTTGCTGATCGGGTTAGCAATGATGATCTGACGCGGGCGATACTGGAACCCGTTTACAACAGTAGCCCGTATGTATTCGGGAAGTTTTGTCGGGATAGTCGAAGTACCGTTCGTACCTACCACTACCACCCACAGGTACGTACCTGTGTTATCAACCTCCGCGGTCGGATTATAGAAGTCCGTAACGTGTCGATACACCTCCGGATTGCCTTCCTCCGTGACCCCGTGGGTTGCGAGATCGTCGGTGGATTTGAACAACACGGGCGTATCGAGGGCTATCGGGAACGTTGACCCGGTGGTTGCGGTACCGGGGACGATTAGCATAGTGTTAGCGTTTACGGACGGGGGCGTCCCCATAACCGTATTGCTGACATTTACGCTGAAACCTGTTCGTGCCATAGTTTGTTATTTTTTCTTGGGTGCGAACTTGGACGCGGCGGCAAGCGCTTTTTCGGCGGCGGCTTTTTCAGCGGCGGCTTTTTCAGCCTCCACGTCTTTGACAGCCTTTTCGGCCTCCTGTTCGGCGACCTGCTTCGGCTCCTGTTCGGCGGCTTGCTCCGGCTCCTTTGCGGGTTCCGGAACTTCGTCGCCGAGAAGAGCGGCTAAACGTGCCTTTTCGTCCTCGTCCTGCTCAACGGGCGCCTCGTATTTCCGGCCCTCGTAGTCACGGGTACCACGTGCGAGCGGAATGATAGCGTCGTCAAACAATTCGTTGAATTTTTCGGGGGATTTTCCGTACGTCCGAAGATCGGCCTCCGATACCATGTCTTCGGTGATTACCTTAATGCCGACGTGAAGCATCGGGTCTTCGATAATCTGATTGAGGGTACGCGCGGTTTTTTCCGCATCACTCTCTTTCTGAAACATCTGACCGTTCGTCAGCACGTACATTTTCTTGTACTGTCGTACGGCGAGAGCGATGTACAGAATCTGCTGTTTTACAAAGTTTACTTTCATACGATTTAAAGAGTTAAGTAACACGTAGGCACATTAATGTGCCTACGTGTCGATTGAACTTTACGAGCCTGCTACGACGGTCGGGGTAATCAGCGCTACACCCTTGCCGTTCTGACGTGCCACGGTTGCACCGGTAGACATCCATCCGGACATCGTGATGCCGTAGTTGGTCGGGTCGGGCATGACGATCACGTCGATTGTACCCACACCTGCGATCACCTCGCCCTCGACGAATGCGAGACCCGCACCTACGTGATTGGCGGTGGTCGTTGCCGGGGTCACGTCGGTAATCTTGCCGTCGCCATCCACCGTACCGTCGGTGTACATGGCCGGATCGAGTTCGGGCTTGCCGGAAGTCGTGTTGTAGCGTGCAACCGGGTTACGTCCGGAGATCGTGACACCGTTGTACTGGAACTCGCTACCAACGGCACCCGACAACTGCGGGGTAAGGATGGTTTTGAACGTCGGATCGGTAGCCAGTTTCGTGAACAGGTTCGACGAAAGGACGGCTTCGACGCGGCGACCGTTCAGTTTGTAGTTCTGTACGAGGAACGCACCGACGGCCATCGTGATGTCGTCCGACGACACACCTTTGATGTTCACGTTCGAGTTCGGGGCCTCGATGGGGAACAGGCCGCTCGACGAGAACGTTGCACCCGTGGTCGGAACTTTTGCGATGCCGGGGGTGTTGGCGACGACCTGCAAGATGTACGTGCACACGTCGGACATCAGCGAGTCCATTGCGATGGTCCAACCCCACGACTGCTTGTCGTACGCAAGGATGGCCATGTCCGCGTTCTGGAACGTCACGGGCTGGATCGAGAACACCTCACGCGCAATCGTACGCTTGATGTCGTCGTAGAAGTACCGCGGCGCGTTGACGGGCGTAACCGATCCGGTGTACGTTGCGGGGTTGATGCCGCTTTCCACGTAGATCGCGCCCTCCCGGTCGGACATCGGCACGAAACGGATCGAACGCATGAACGAGTTGTTCGGGAGGAGTTTCTCGTAGAACAACGACATCCATTTGATGACGCCGAGGTCAGCGGCGGACAGCGTGGCGGCAGCGGCCCCACCAGCGGCGCACTCTACGAGCAGGCCGAGGCCGTTCTTGCGCTCCTTGGTTACAGAGTTGGTGAAGTTGCAGGCGTTCGCCAGCACCACCATGTTCTGATCGGCGAGCATAGAGCACGCAATCATGCGAACGGTCTCTACGTTCTCGGGGTTGTTGTCAGCCGTCGTACCCCCGGCCCGGAAAGCCGCGTTCAGAACGTTGAGACGACGCTGGAACTCAACGTCACAGTTGAGTTCACGAAAAGTCTTGTCCATGTTGAAAGATTTTGGTTTTTGATTAATTGTATGTTCGTGCCACGTCATACCTTTCGGCAGGGGGCGACTGTGGTTCGTTTCCTCGGATGCGTTGGTTTCCTCGGATGCGTTGGTTTCCTTGGATGCGTTGGTTTCCTCGGATGCGTTGGTTTCCTCGGCCTGCGTTTCCTCGGATGCGTTGGTTTCCTCGGCCTGCGTTTCCTCGGATGCGTTGGTTTCCTCGGATGCGTTCACGATGGGTCCCATATCACCGTCCCAACTCAACGTTACATAGCGGATTTCGGTCTTGCCCGTTCGCATACCTTCTACAATCGGCTGTTCTGACGCGAGTACGTTGCTGTTGTCCAACGCGACGCATTCGATGTTTGCGGGGAACGCTACAAGTGATACCTCACGGATCATGTACTTGTCGCAGATGAATACACCCTCCGAGTTCTCCTCACCACGCGCATAGCCACCCACGGATACGTGAGGCAGTACGCCTTGTTCGTACTTTTCGAACGCAATGTCCGCGTCCTCGTTCCGCTCCATGAAAGCAAGGTTTGCAACGATTGCATCCCCTACACGTTCGCGGTTCAGAACTTTGCCGACCACCACACCTTTGTGGCCCTCGCTTGCGCGATTGTACAAAAGTACGGGGTTCTTGTCGTAGACGCTCCAATCAATACAATCGGTCGGAATCTGAACCCCGTTCAGATTGACCGCGCTGGTCGTGAGAATCTGTTTCTTTTCTGATACCCTCATTATTGTTCAATATTAATGTTTACCTTTTCCAAAACCGCAGTATCGTTGTACTGTAATTTCGGGTCGAATTCAACCGAACCTTTATACACGATCTTATGGACGTCAACAACCACAGACATAGCGCCCTGCGTTCCGTACGTTTGGTCCGTGTCCATACGGTCAAACTGTATGCTAAAATCGTGCCTTTGTTTGATATAATCCAAATCTTTGGACTGCTCCATACAACGTATTACGTCGTCTGAAATATCCAACTGCTGCGCCTGTGTTCCTCCGTCCGGAGAGAAAGTATAGTTTGTAATCGGCAACAAAACGTACAGTACAAGTTCGAAGTACTGACGAATGCCACCACCAAAAAACGTGTTACCCTCTCCGTCGTCACCGATAACGTGCAAACCTATGGACGGTAGCGGGATGTTCTCCAGTACCGTAGTGCCGCCCGTTGCGCGGATCGGTATAATGCCTGCGTCAGCCAAAGGTTTCCAATTTTTCAACGCTTTGGCAACGGCTTCACTTACGTATCCTACCATACCTTGTTATTGTCTCCACCCAAATTCCCGCATTTTCATTGTCAGCAGACGATAGGGCGCTTTTAATACTTGCTTGCTCGGCTCCATAAACGGACGCGGTTCGATGTTTCCTCCTACTCTTACGGACGTTTTCGCTGGAGTGTCGGGGAACCTTAACACACGAAACGTATCGCTTCCTCCTTTTTCATGCACCTCCGCGTAAGGGACCTTATTGTAAAGTTCGATAAATGCTTTTCCGGTCGCAAACGTAGAGTACCGCACTTTCAGACCTTTTAACAGCCGTCCGGTACGATGCAACTTACTGTACGAAAGGTACGGTTCTGCATTACCGAAATGTTGTCCACGAGAATCACGTATGAAGCCGTGACGATCCGCCCACTTTTTCCCCGTCGCCGGGTCGGTTTCTGTTAAAAAAGCGTTTTGCGCGGTCCATAACCATACTTGCGAAACCTCTTTTACCATCCCCCTTTTTGCGTACGTCGCCAGTTGCTTGGCTTCTCTCGCTAACGTTTTTATTGTTTTCATAGCCTGTTACGTCTTCCACGCTCAAACCTGTTTTCTCAATGAAACCTTCCGTGGGAAGCAACGTTAGGTCTTTGAGCATCTTCGTATACGCTTCGATGTCTCCGATGTCAATATAGTTCGATGGCTTCACTTCGAAACGGGCTTTTTCCAAAGCGGGTTCGTTGAACAGATATGCGAGTTTCGTACGCACCTCGGGGATATTAAACCAGTCCTGTACGTCGATTGCGTCGGCCTCGGTAATATCGCGAAACAGTTTAAGGTGCGCACGCACCAAACGTTCGGAATTCGTATTCTTTTCGCTCATACCGAGCAAAGAGGACCCAAGGATTAACTGCATAATCGAACCGCGTAACTGTTCGATATTCTCTTTGAAGATACGGAACGTATCAGCGGACGCGCCGCCGTAGACGTTCTCCAACTCCAAGTCTTTGACAACCTTACCCGTCGTTTCGTCGGTAGACTTGCCGGATATAATTACCTGCCCCAAACCTACCTGTTTGGCTCCGAGTTCGGCCGCCTTTTGCATCTCCTCGTCCCCGTTCTCGAAATACATCATCATTTGTTGGTACGCAAGGAACTGCGAGGCGGTCTGCCAGTTGTTCTGTGCGTTGCACATGTTAATGTAATCGCGAGCCACGGGTTCCAAAAGACCTAACGTATCTTCGGAGTTGTACGAGGTCTGCATCCAAAACAGGTTTACGTGCGATTTGACGTAAATCGGGTCTTGTATTTCGTAGGTCATTCGACGTACGGCCTTGTTCACGATGTCGAGGTTTCGCAACGGATAGACGTACGTCGAAAAATCCTTGTTCACACCTACAACACGCGCAAACGTGAAGTTGGCCAAACCTCTTTGATATATCAGTTCGCGAACAAACGGCGAGTTTTTGATTAACTTCGTCAAACGTTTGTCCTCTTTCCCGTCTACCATCACGCCGAATGTGCGTGATTTTAACGGGCGCAGTCGCTTGTCAACAGCGGACCGGATCAACGTACTACTTTTCAACAGGTAGCTGAACAATGCGTCCAAACCTGTGAAATCCGAGTACACTCGGGCACGTTGTACAGCGCTCCACCACGTTTCCATCGTCAACTCAAAGTGGTAATTTTGAGGTAACGCTTGAATCCGTGCGCCGGGGACGCCGTGGAAATTCATTATATTATACGGATTCTGAAACATAGCTTACGGTTTTGCTCCGGTTTTTTGTAATGAAACAACAGAAACACGTACGTTCGGGTCTCCTGCAACCCCATACTTACCCATATTACGGTTCCCTATTTTCAGCCCACGCAACAGCATCGTTATCTGTCGTTCGTGCATTTCAATCGTCTCGGAGTACTGCGGAGACGATGCAAGAATATACACAACCGTTTTAAGACACAGCGCCAGTCGCAACGTGAGGGCTGTTGAAGTAGTACCCCCGGTTGCCAGCATGGTGTCGACGTCGAACATCGCACCTATATAAGACTGTACGTACGCCATAGCGTTCTGATAAGCAGTCGTCACAGCGTCGGGGTACATACGTTCGATAATCTCCAACTGGTTGGGTTGTATGAACTGGTATAATTGTTCGCGAGGGAACGCCATATCGGTCGGTTCCCACTTCTGCGCAACAAGTCCGTACTCAACCATAGACGCATACGTACACGCATAGCGCAAAGCCGCTTCTTGCGTTGCGGCACTTGCGCTAAACGTATATAACGTCTCGTCGCCCGTTGCCGGGTCAACTACGGTTTTCTGTACGGTTTCAATCCACATACCTTATTTCACCACGCTTGTTAGTGTTCTTAAATACTCGTCCTCGTTTTTACTGCGTTGAATCAATACCGGACACTTCGATGCATCGGGACAAAAGCTACATTCATACGCCTTGTTGATAGCACCTTTGTTTTTGGAGTGCTTAATTTCCAAAAGGTTCTTATCTTTCGATAGTATCTCAACGTAACTCTCCTTTTCCAACAGCAGTTTTTGCAACGATCCCAGCCGTTCCTCATACCATTTTTGGTTCTGCTCCATCGCCGCAATCGCGCTACGTAACGTAGCGACCTCTTTCTCCACAGCCTCCGCGTTTTTAAAACGTTTCAACTGTTTGCGATAAAGCATGTATGTTACCAACGCCCCTCCACCACCGAGGAACCCGAATATAAGCGATAGAACAGTAGTGAAGTCCGACATAGTTTATAGGCGAAAAATTTTACGTATATCAAATATCTTAAACCCGATAGCGTTAAGGATGATACATGCAAGTGCTAACCATCGTATCACTTTGTCGTACCACGGTACATACCTTATTTTTTCGTACTTGGTAACCTCTACGGGGTACGGTACGCTGTCCCGTATGAACGTTTCGAGTATCTTTGTTTCGACAGGTATCTCTACGTCCAAATTTTGCAGATTGAGGGCTAACTGCCCGGACGTTAACGATGCCTCCGCTTCTGCGTAACTCGTCTTCGCCCGAGCAATAGTGTCCCTCGTCACCACGTAAACCATCTCTTTGACGGGTTTGATCTTGATGATGGTGTCACGCTCTGTGTTCGTCACGGTACGTACACGTTCTACCGGGACATAGATCGTTTTCGTACACGCGACGATAAAAAACGTAATTAAAATTGCTATGGCCGCTTTCATTACGTTAACCCTAATTTCGTTTTCAACTCCGCGATAAAATCCGCGTCATTCAGCAAACCTTGTGTGATACCGATATTTTCTCGCGCTTGGGCCTGTTGTGCTTCGGTGAGTGTTTGAGCGGTAAAATGAACCGAAATGGGGTCTGTAATACCGACTATATCTCGAATGGCAATAACTCTCGTATCGGGGTTGTATACGGCATACATCACGTAAGCGCTATTATACACAGCATAAAACGAACTTTCGATATAGAAAAATATCCGATTTTTCATTCGCTTCGTTTGTATCGCATTCGTACCTGTTCCCGTAAAGATAACACCGTTCGACGCAAGTAGCGCATCTGCCTGCGCCTGTGTCAGCGTCGCCGACCCGTTAGTGACGTTTATAACCATGATGTCAAGACCGATGTTACTCATTACACGGTTAGTGTCATCGATGGAAAGGCTTTGAGGATTACTGTATGAAAGTAAGCCCGCCGTGATTCCATTGGGCCATGGAGCCGAAACCTCGCCAGTCGTAGAGTTCAATATAACGGACATGGCGGTGTAGGCATCGGTGAACGAATAGAAGTATATGTTTCCCTCCGCGTTAACTTTACCTCGAAGGTAAATCTTCGGCATGTTTTCGTTGGGCACGTTCGTAAGTATAAGTGCCGAAGCACCTACGGCACGCTCCAAATCTGCGGCCGGAACGATGCCACCGTATGGTACGATGTAAAAGCCCGTGCCGACGTTACCAATCGCGCGATTACTTTGCGCGATTGAAAGCGACTGATTGACGCTAAATTTTATCGCATTTTGATCCGATAAAACTGATGTTTCATTCAGAATGGTATTCGAATCGACGATCCGAATACGCATGAACGTAGACGAATCGACTATCGAATAGAACATCGCATTACTACCGCTGTTTGATGCCAGTAAGTATAGCGCCGAAACGTATTTTTGGTGATTTGTAACCAAAATAGCTTCAGCCGCATTGTACGCGGCCAACTCCGCGTCGGTAAGCGCCGTGCCGAATTTACTTTGATCAATAATATAGACGTTAAGACCGATGTTACCCCACGCGGTTTGCTTCTGCTCGTTAGTCAACGTCTGCTTTACAGTATGTACAGGCGCAAGACCCGCGTTCACACCTAACTGCGTACCGAACGTATCTTTACTCGCCAAACCTGTTTGGAACGTGCTGTTATTGACAAGCGCGTTTACGAACGCAACAGACGCCGCCAGTTTAGTGCCGAAGTCGGAACTGGAGGAAAGCGCGTCTTGCAGACCTTTGTTATCCCCCATCGCCGTACCGAACTCGACTGACGTCCCGAGCACCTGCCCGATCCAATACACGTTTACAGGATTCGCCAAGTCGACAAGAAGCGTTTCGCCAAAGTAGTTCATGACGTAGAAGTACTTCGGCTGATTGTACATCGTAACCGTCGTACCGGTGAAATCTGTACCCTGTTTATTACCCAACGCAATCGCCACCGTACCTTTTGGATAAGAGGGCAGCGGCTCGGGCGTATCGAACGTCAAATGGTCAAAGTAAAGTACGCTGGGTTCGGTGCATACGTCTTGCTCCATGTGACATATCGCGTATAACTCTATACCGCTACCTGTCACACCTGTTGCCTCGAACGTACCTCCATACATCATCACGTCCACGGGTTCGTTTGCCGCCGCGTCGCTCTGCGCAACGGCAAAGACCGCTTGGTCGAAGGCGAACGCATTGTTGCCGGCGCTAAACACGTACGCCACCTTTGCGTCCTGCTGACATACGACAAGCTGGCCCTTCGATATGGGCGTTACCGCCACATACTCGCCTACGAGCAAAGTGCCGCTATCCGACGCCTGTGTTTCGTCGAATAGCCAGTCCATGCCCTGTAACTGCTCCTTGTCGTATGCGTCGATTTTATCCATTTGTCTTTACGTGTTATACGATTACCCGTTATTTGCGATGTCGTGAATGTAACCGGGTCTTGCAAACGTAACCAGCGGTACGTCTTTTACACGCTGCTTACGCCCCTTTTTACCCATTAACTTCGTTACGCAACGCATAATTGCGTCGGGAATGTCGTCGTGCTTGTTTTTGTTCTGCTTACGCGAGAACTTAAGTATCTGATGTTGCAACTGTCTGCCGCGCTCCGTATCGCGGAAGGCGTTGTTAAAGTATATATGCTCGCCTTCGAACAGCGGTTCGAGAAACGTCTCGATTGCGGCTGTTTTGTCTCCGAAGTTACGCGTGTCATACCTTACGGGACACATCCACCCGGTTGTAAGCGCGAAGTTACGCATAACTTGATCGAAGTCCGACGGTATTTGTTTCTTCTCCATCCATACCTCTGTGATGTACTGGTTGGGTGCTATGTCCCACAACTGCTTGATGTTGTTAAGCATCTGCAACGTGGAACCTTTTACGATGCGTATGTCGAGCACGTAAACGTTACCGTCGAACAGACCGCAGAGCACACTTGCCTTGTAGTCCGCCCAAATGCTGTGGTCCGTACCTGTAAGCGGGGTCGGGTCGGTATATACGCACAACCGTTCCCACTCTTCTCTACGAGGCAGTACTTTCGTCCAATTTATACGTTTGAATATCTCTCCCTGCTCTGCATCCTGGAACTGTCCCAAATAGAAACGTTCACGATTCGCGCCGGACAGTTGCGAGAGATTACGTATATAATTCTCCGAAAGATTCTCCGCATTGTCTTTGGGTTGCATAAAAAGGTACGCCTGTCGCGCACGCTCTTCCTCGGACAACTCCGATCCGTCCTCACGTTGATTCTCCAAGAAACGTTTGTACGAGAAGTGATACATCGACGGCGGGTTCTCCGTCATTATGAGTTTATTCGTCACACCCTCTGTCTGAAAACGCAAACGTGTGATAAGTAACTCGATGATCGGCCAGTCAACCTCCGACACCTCCTCGATTGCGATGTGCAACCACGACGGCGAAAGTATCTTATCCGATCCACTCTCCGATATGTCACGTTTGGACAACCCGGCAAACCTTATATAGCCTCCGGTTGCGAACGTAAGTTTGGTACGTTTGTCCGACCAAACGGCGAACTTCAACCCGTCGATGGTCCATTTGTCCCACCTCTCCTGCCCGTTCTTCTCTGCGATCAACTGGAGTATCACCGGAACGATTTGGTCGATCACACCTGTGGTCAAGTCGATCAGTTTGTCACGTGCGATAAGACACGGGGCTTTGTACCGCAATGCGTCGCGTATGATCTTGTAGACTTCAATAAAAGATTTCCCCGATCCCGAGCCCCCCAGCAAGAGTATGAGGTCTTTTTGATCATCGTCTAAAAGTCGTATCGCTTCGTTCTGTTTTTTCGTGAGCCGTATTTTCGTTGTAAGTCCCATACCTATATTATATATGGCCCTACAAACCTATTCCCACACCTGCGTCGATTTCCGCTCGGGCCTGTCTCCGGGGTCGGCGCTCGGGTCGAGGTCCCCCTCGTACCCGTTGAACGCTTTCCACGTGGCGATCAATTCACGCAACAGTTTAAGTTCAGCGATATACGCAGCACATTCATCCGACGTAGGGTCCTCGTGGTTGAGGATCATGGCCGTGAGTTCCTGTAAACGTTTCTGAACCTTTTTCATGCGTGGAAATTTTCTCGTCACTCAAAGATAATAAAATTTTCCGACATTTCAAACTTTCATATATGAATTTCGTGAAATTCTTTTACACAGAATCGAAATTGACCGATTTACGTCTACATACCTATTTTATTTGGGTCGGGACGCACTTTTAGACGTGAAATTTGGGGTATCGTCTCGGCGCCGCCGCCGAGACGTCGTAACGTATTTGCTACTCCCAATTTTACTATTTAAAAAATTTTAACCGTATAAAAGCTAAACGTATTTGCTACTCCCAATTTTACCATTTAAAAAATTTTTTGACCTACTATCTTGGTGGTACTTTTAAAATTTTTTTGGCGATACGTCGGTGAGTCCGGTCGGCGCGCCGACCCCCCGCCGCCTGTTTGCCCCGGCGAATCGATTCGTCGCCGGGCCGTCGTATCGGCGTATAATATTTATCGCTATATCGTTGTTCCCATCCGGTCGACAAGGCGATACGTCGATACGTCGATACGTCGATACGTCGATACGTCGATACGTCGATACGTCGATACTGTTACGCATTGTTCCACGTGGAACAGTTCAATAATTGAACAAAATGGAAGCAGCGGGGCGGCGTCTCGGCGGCGGACCCTTCGCGCCGGGCCGCCGGGCCGCCGGGCCGCCGGGCCGTCGTAACGTCTTGACTTACAAGGCTTTAACGAAACCGTGGAAAATGAAATTTCACGTAATTAACTGGTTATCAGTGACTTAACCCTTCGGTCGAATTGGTTTGCCAATTCAAAATCGCGATTTTTCGTAACTTGCTGATTCATAGAGAGTTTAAAGTGCTGATTATCAGTCTCTCTAATTTACTGATTCACAGAGCGTTACCGCGGAAGATTAACCCGCTGAAATACAACAAATTACAGAGGCCATTTTTCAACTACTTGATTATCAGAGCGTTGCCGCGGAAGATTAACCCGCTGTGTATCAGCGCGTTAGAGGGTGTTTTGTAACCCCTTGATTGATAGGCAGTTAGAGCGGAAGATTAACGCATTGATTTACAGACCTTTACAACGATTTTTCGTCATCTTCCGGAAAATGAAATCTTTACAAACCTTTGTATATCAAGCACTTACCTGTTTTTAAGGGGTAAAATTTAATGTAATTCCTAACTTTTTCGTGAAAAATGGCCCTCGGAGGGGTAAAAAGTCGTGAAAGTGTTAGGTTTTTGCATTTTCCCGGGGTCGGGTTCGGGCCTTACGTATTCTTTTGGGTATCAAAGGTTTGCGGCGGCGATTTCGATTCCGCAGAATCGAACAGCTGTAAATACTTGGTTTACAGCGAGTTCATTTTCCCGTGTAACTGTCTTTCAATCAAGAAGTTACAAAATGACCCTTGTAACTGCTTGGTTTACAGCGAGTTCATTTTCCCGTGTAACTCGCTGATTATCAGGGTCAAATTATTGAATAACCATAACTACTTGACTATCAACGAGTTCATTTTCCCGTGTAACTCGCTGATTATCAGAGGGGTTTTTTTGACACCGTCTAACTGCTTGGCTTACAGCGAGTTCATTTTCCCGTGTAACTCGCTGATTATCAAGGGGGTTTTTTGGCCCTTTCCAAAAGTGGTCTAACTTCTTGATTTACAGCGACTTCATTTTCCCGAGTTTTGGGTCCCGGAAGGTACGCAGAAGGTTTGCCGGGGCAAGTAAACAAAAAAGGTCTGTATAAACAAAAACGCTTTATTTTACGATTTTGTTACACTTTTCCCTTATTTTATTTGGTAATTCCGTTTTTTCGTATTATATTTGTGTAACGAAAGGGGTAGAGAGGACGACACCCCGATAAGGTTAAAAGATTGAACACTTAAACACTTAAACACTATGAAAAGTCGCAAAGAAGCCGCCCGGGAATTGTACAGCATTTACAATAGCTACGAAGCCCGACCCGTTAAATTAGCTACCATTTACCGCCGTATTTATCGGGATGGAGATAACTGGAGGCTGGTAGGATACGCACATGACTATACTTGTTAAAAGATTGAACACTTAAACACTTAAACACTTAAACACTTAAACACTATGAAAACTATCGATTTCCTTCGCATGACTAAAGAGTACGAACAGCGTTATGGGTCGTACGCATTGATTAACGCCGCTATCGACGGCCTTTGTGTACTGGCCGCCCCGACCGAGACACCCGTAACGCTGTCGTGTACTCCTGCAATGACCGCCGCCCTCCGTTCGGGGAAAGATGCGCCGACGGCGTGTTTCGGCGACAACGACCCAGAGGCACGCGAGTTTTGCGACAGTCTCGCTGCTCGCGGCTACATGCCCGACGCGGTGGTAGCGATCCGCGACGAGGTCGGACGGCCCACTTGTACGTACCTTTGCTACCTGCTCAAATAGGTATGCCAGGCAAACACTTAAACACTTAAACACTTAAACACTTAAACACTTAAACACTTAAACACTTAAACACTTAAACACTTAAACACTTAAACACTTAAACACTTAAACACTTAC